TATATCCTCCTGCTTGATATTCTCGGGTTTCTGAACCCGCATTTAAGTGTACTGCAGGAAATTCATCTACTTCATCCCAAAACTTCAAACGAGGAGAAACATTTTCATATAAGTTTGTTAAATATGAATTCTGTCCATCAATTAATTTGAGTTTTTCGACAAGAGCATTTACAATACCTAAACGCCTAGTTGTATATGTTCTTTCTGCCATTAAACTCTCCTAGTATAAAATCTTCCGATTGCGAATTGTGCTGCAATTTCTCGAATAGATTTATCAATTAACAGTCTTGGGTCTCTTTCGGGAGTGGCTCGTACATTACCACTTCCCATTTCAAAAACTTCATAAGGGTTTCTTGCATAAGTATATCCAAAACTTGGAAACCCTTGAGGTGTTTGTACTACATCAGTAAGCCTTACACTGTCTGCAAACCTGCCGGTTCTATTTACAAGTGCTGGTGCTCTCATGTTTTTTCTTACTGTTTCTGGTAATTCTTTATTTATAAGAGCCATTAAACGAAAAGGATCACTTGCTACACCTTTTCGAGCTTTTGTTTTAACACTGCTTACTTTTTTCTTTATAGGTTTAGCAGTAGTAGTACTTTGTAGTTTTCTATTTTGAGGTTTTCTTCCTCTTTTACGCTTTTTTGGTTTTTTCTTAGGATCTAACTGCTCTGTTATAATATCTAAAACATCTATAGGTATTGTGGGAGATCCTTTTAAATTACTTATGTCCGTATTTTCAAAAAATTGTGTTATCTTTTTACTTTCTTCTTGAATTAGATCTTTGAAAAGTTCACCAAGAAACGCGGATACCTTACCTTTTGCTTGGTTTAGTCCAATAGGCTCATACTCAAGCTCTATTGCACCTCCTACACCTTTTAAAAGATCTACATCAAGTTTATAATCAATTTTAAAACTTCGTGCTTGAGACGCTGTTTTTTGTACTTGTTCTAATAAATAGTCTATATTTACTTTATCAATATCATTTTTCTCAACAATATTATCCAACTCTTTTATGACTTGAAATAAGGCTCTTAAATGAGGTCTACGAGGATCAGATTTTTCCATCGCATTTAAGGCTAGTGCAACATTACCCCTAAGAACACTAATATTTTTATGCCCTAGTTCATGAGATTCTTTCATCTCTGGCATTATTTGTTCCAAGAATCGTTTTTGTTGTCTGAAGTTGCCTCCTCCTCCAAAAATACGTTGAGCACTTCTTACTTGAAGTCGTGTCCCTGGAACTATCTTTCTTGAATCTTTTCCGAATTCCCGAACCATTTGCTCTGTTTCTTTTCGGAGTGCTTCATACCTATCTGCATATTGACCAGGAATGATAGCCAGTTGTTGTATTCTTTTGTCTCTATCGATCGCCTTTCTTAGAACTTTTGAAGATACAAATACGTCTCGTGCTAATCTATCTGCTACACCTTGTATCGTTCTAGGTTTATATACTGCCATTAGTATTGCTTATAAAGGTCCAAGACTCTTTTAATATGGTCTGGGAACGCTATATTACCACGCTGACTTGTTGTGCCTTGATTTTGTAGGCTTGCTCCACCCAAAGTTTGGCGTTGCTTATGTTCGTCTTTATGGTAATAAGTAATTAAATCAATAACTGCTAATTTTAAATCTACTGGGCAAGTAGCGTATCCTGCTGTATAAGTAACTTTTACAGCGGCAGGGCCTTTGGGCCAGTGCTTATAGTTAGTTGCTCCAGTAGTTCTGATAATGCTATCCGTGGTGCTATCGAAATAATATTCATAGCTTCCGGTAGTAAGAGTAGTATAGCTTCCATCGTAGGAGTCTCTTTCCTCTACACTTACAATAGTATTGACGGGAGCTTCTGAAAGTTGTACTATATGAGAATCCCAATCTATATTAAAAGTCTCTACTTTATTTGTAGAATAATAATCTACAATTGAATTACCGCAATAAGTTTTTACTAATTGACTCACAGACTCAATAAGAATATTCAGCTGAGGATCGTCCTTCATGCCCTGGAGTCCTTTTGCTTCTTTATATTCTGTAAGGGTTATTAAGTTTGCCATAAGTCTATAAGTCCATTAGTAAAAACTTGAGGGGAGCGAACTCCCCTCTCGTTTTGCTTTTAAATTAAGCTGCGAGGTCGATCTTAACAGCGGATCGATTACCAGCTGCATCTGCAACCAGCTCTTCAAAGCCAAGGGCTTGTGAAGCAACGATTACATTGCGCTGATTACCAACTTCGTAGTCAGTCTCAACTTGTACGCCACGTAGACGTGGAATTACATAGTTGCGCAGGTTAACTGCGAAAGCTACTGGGATACCAGCTGCTTCAGTTGGGAAGCTGTCAGATACGATTACAGGAGTACCGTATACAGCACCGATAGAACCGGTCAGCTTAGTAGCAACGTCAGAACCTACATCAGTGATGTCGGCAAAGCCGGCGTCTTCGATGAGTTCGTAGTAACGAGCTTGTGAAACAATGTAGGCCAGATCGCCAGGAGCGATACCGTATTTACCCATGTCTTTACGAGCAGCCAACAGCTTAGCAGCAGTCAGAGCTTCAGAACCACTAATGCTCAGAGTGTCAGAGTTAGCAGTTGCGTATCCGTCAAGACCAGTAATAGAACCAGAACCGTTGATGATAGCGTTATCAACAGCACGAGCGTGAGCGCGAGCTACTGATTCAACAAGCATAGGCATCAGGTTAACAAGAACTTGCTCGTCAACATTGTTGTCCATGAAAGTCTGGCTGATCAGACGATAAGCGTTCAGAATTACTTGAGAAGGCTTGAAAGTGTTGTCAGAAGCACCACGGTTTTCCAAGTTACCGGCAGAAGCAGCGCCAGTCTGGAATACAGCTGGTTCTACATCAGGCTGGATAGGAAGAACAGTAGCAGCACCATTTACTTGAATCTCACGGAACAGACCCGCAGTACGCAAGTTAACGGTAACTTCTTTCTCGATTTGACGAGAAACTTCTTGATCGATATCACCAGCATTAGTAGTGTAATCAATACCAGCTTTTTCCATTACGCCACGAGCGAAATCAGTGTCCATGCCTTTGCCAGTGAAAGTACCCAACAGGCTAGCGTGCATGAATTCTTTGCCCCACTTAGAGAGGTCACCTTGACCGCGGCCATCGAAAGTACGCTTGCTGTTACGCATAGCTTCGATTTCGGCTTGTTTTTCTTCGAGGTCTTTGCTGAAAGTAGCAACTACTTCGTCAATTTTGGCGTCTTTTTCAGCTAGTTTAGCTTCAACGTCGGCCATAAGTTGTTCAACGCCAGTCTGGATACCAGTCTTAACGCGAATTTCTTGTGCTTCAAGAGCTTGGGCTTCAGCTTGTTTTGCTTCGGCTTCTGCTTTCTCAGCTGCTTTTTGCTCGGCTTGCTTCATAGCAATCTTAGCGGCAGTGTCATCTGCAACTTTTTTTGCCAAAGCTTCCAAGTCGATGTTTTGATTTTCCATCTTGATCTCCAAATCTACGGATTTCTCCGTGCTTACCGGTGTATCACTAGCTATTCCAGAAGTAATATCTTCATCCTTAGCCAGAGACTGACCGGCTAGATCTACACGCTTTGTGAAAGTTTTTTTGAATTCTTCGTACTCTGCATCAGAGTCAAAAGACTTCGCGAGCGAAAAAGTAGCTGATTGGTTGCATGGCACAGAAACTACCGATACCTCAAACAACTCAGCGTCCTTAATCATTAGTCCGTCAGTTTCCTTTATATAATCAGCGTCCTTGACCCGGAAACCAACGGAAAAGGCTCCAAGAACACCGTCTTTAACAAGCTGACAAACACTAGCAGGTGCAGCTTTGCTAATCTTTGCTTCAAGTTCTAAACCATTTGGGCCGGCTTTCAACCCCGTGGCTCGACCAATCGGCTTATCATAGTCATGATTAAACAGAATGATTGGATTTTTCTCAAAATTTAACAAACCGCCTTTTGTCCAAGCCTCTGCTGAGATTGAGTCACCCGCGCGATCAAAGTCAGTAGTACTTGCCATCCCTCGAATCATCACAGAACCATCTTCGATTTCTTCTAAGGCTTTAAAGGTGGATGTAAGATTAAAGATCTTATTCATCATCTTTATCCTGTTTTACTGCTGGTTTAACAGCAGGCTTGACCGCTGCCTTTGGTGCCGGCTTTGGTGCTTTAGGCGAAGTAGGCTTTGGTTTAGCCTTCTCTACCTTTTTCTTCTCAATCAATTCGATGAGGTCAGGGTGTGCCCTTTTCATCATTTCAATTGCCCGAGAATAACTTCTTCCTACATTCCGAATACCTGAAAGTAAAACTGGTTTGTCGTCTTGCTTTAGATACTCTTCCTGTGTCATGATTTTGCCTTTCTCTGCAAAATACATTGCTAAATCTTTACAAAGTTTAAGTCTTTGTGGTCTATTCGCCATCTTCGTTTCCTTCTTCTGGTCGTCCACCCTCATCAGGGTTTGCTGCGGAACCTGCAATGTTTGCTGGGACTCTAATCTCTTCAGCCCCTTCTACAGGTTCAAATCCTAATCGCTCACGAGCTTCGTTCGGAGTGATTATACCGCCATTTACTAATGAAGTATAATAAGCGGAGGCATCTCGAAGTTCAGGCTGTAGAGCAGGTATATCTGTAATATCTTCCTTTAACTCAAAACCGAAATATCTTTCGAGTGCAAAATTTAATTTTCTGACTATAGGTAGTATAGTCTCAAGATAATACATACGCATATTTGGGCGAATGTTGGCGTTGTTACCAGAATCCATCATAATTGGAGGGACTCCGAGCGCCTTCAAAATTATCTTTTCATTATCGGAGATACTATTTTGAAAATCGAGATCTCGAAAATTTACATTTGAGATAGAATCTAGCTCAATTCCACCGTCCAAAATGAGGGGTCTACGACCGCCTGCTTCTGGTTGGTATCGTTGTTGCCACGCTATCATCATACGTTCTTTAATTTTATCAGAAAGTGTGTTTGGTGACTTGAGTACTAAGCCGGGAACAGCACCATTCTTAAAGAAGTTATCCTGAAACCTACGCATCTTCATCATAAGTTGCATAGTTCGTAGAGCAGGACTTAGGCGTGGAACACCTCGATAAATAGAGTAAAAAGAGTTTTCTTTAACATGAATAATTTCACTAGGCTTGTAGTCAATTTTTTCATTATAAGTAAACTTTTCTATATAAGTATCTTTACTTGCATGAATAACCATTTTTTCTGCGGGAAGATGGTACAAGTGTACGCCATCAAAGTACATAAAGATGTTTCCATCAAGTATATAATCAATAATTAAGTTACGTTTAAATGTGTTAACATCCTGAAAAGGGTTTGGTTCTTGATTTAAAAGTAACTCAACTTTTGAACGCTTAATACCTTTTACAACACTCATTCCTTTGTGTTGACCATTTACAAGGGTAGGAATCTCTGCGGCATCGTCTACAATAAGGTTTACTGCTCGGTTTACAATTTCTAGCTCTTCATAAGCTCTTTCGTAAGAAAAAGTAGGCTCACGAGAAGGCTGAACGTCATTACCATAGTATTGCTGAGCAGGATTCAGTTTCTCCTCTACATCGGCGGATTTATTTGCTCCAAATAAATTATTATACCATGCCATTATGTTTTTCTCTTTGAATCTCTACCCACCGCATCTGCTTTTTAGCGGTTCCTAAAGCTGGGTCTTTACCGTAAATGGAGTGAAGTTTTAAATGGTGAGTATGACACAAAGTAACTGTGTAATCATATAACTCAGCATGATGTTCTTCTATAAAATCATCCCGAAGTGCTTGTATGTACTCAGGATTATGTTTGTTCTTTTTGAGCCATTGGTTCAATAAAGGTGTCAGACTATAAAAATGGTGAAAGTCTAACTGTTCTGTTTCGTTGCAAATCTCGCAAGCCGAGCCCTTTGCATACTTGGACTTTGCCTTATCTCGTACATACTTTACATAGTCACGTTTTAACTTAGGCATTTTCCTTTGGCTCCTTCATTTTTATCTAAAGAATTATATCGACTTTGAGGTAACTTGTCAACCACTATTTTTGAGTAGGTATCGCTAGAAGGATACTTGTGAGGTTTCGAACGAGTATAATGCGTAGCGAAGTGCATCTGCCATGTGCGATGCCATGTTGTGCTTCGGTTTTTCCTTCATTAAATTAGGATTAGGATCCCATTGATACGCATCAAGACAACTAAGGGATTCTTTGGCTTCTTGGTCAACATAAAGCTTGTCGTTGTCGACGACGCCCGAGACATGTCCAATTCCGTCCAATACAGACTTCTTTGCGTTGATGGTGGATATATCGTAATTTTGCGCGAAATCGAACCGTGTTTGTTGAGCAGCTGAATCAATATAAATGAAATCAATATCCCAGCGATCAATGAGTTTTTTGATTTCGGTAGCATGTTGCTCAGTTGTTCTCTCTGCATTGAAATACTCATCTACTAAATAATATTTATCCTCATCCCAGTCATATGCAATTACACATAAGGCTGTAGGGTCTTTATAACCTACGTCTAACCCCGCAAAGACGTCCATTCTACTTGTATCGAATTGAGATAGGTCTTTCACCTGTGTTTCAAAATTAAATTTCCATATCTGACCTTCATAAGTATTGAAGTCAGCTTCATATTCCTGCCGAAACTCTGCT